AAAACGGCACAATTTATAACGCAACAATTGCGTTTTATCTATATAAATTTTTGGAATCATGCTATGTAAAAGATATAGTTATGTATAACGTAACTACATCTATTCAAGCAAAGTTTTGTTTTTATAACATATATGAAAACATCAGCAACTTTATTACAAACGATTTTGTTCCTGAGTTTTATACAGACCAAACACAATGCGCCACAACAACTTCTGGCTCAAATGTTATTAAAGTTGCGAACGGAATCCAAACAAATTTTCATGTTGGCAAGAGAGTTGTTGCTGCATTTGTTCCGTTGGGCACAACAGTTACGGCGGTAGGTGCAAATAATAGCGGTGGCTCCGGCTTTGCTAATGTTACTTTAAGCAACAATGCAACAGTTACACTAACGCCTGGTCAAACTGGTTCAGGCTTTTCTGCTGAAGCATTGTCAAGTAGCCCGCAGTTTTTCTTTTACGACAACGTATCAAACATTGTTGTTAGACGTTGCGGAACAGGTCTTAAATTTATTGGAATGGTATTTAATGGAGCGCAAAGCGTTCACATTGATACTTGTTCTTTTGAGTCTGATGTTATTGGGGTTCAATTCCAAGGCATCACCGCAGGTGTTGAAATAACTTCTTCATATTCAGAAGTTAATTATGGTTGGTTGTTTGACTTTAGTTTGGCTACCGAACCAGGGCAAGGTTCAAACATTGTTAGTTTTGGTAATTCAAATCTTAATAAAACTGCTGGTTTTGTTTCGTTTGGCACAAGTGGGTATGCTTGGGTTCAAGACTTAACCACTTTGCCTACAAATACTGGATACACGCCTTACAACTGGAATCCAATAACAGCCGCTTCAGCAATTGACATTAGTTCCCCCAATGTGATTTTTGGTGGTAACTATGGCTCAGTTATTTCTTACGGTTCTGAAACCATCTTAGGCCAAACTTCTGTCCCCGCTGGTGGTACTGCTGGTGCTGGCTATATGTTTTCTAGCACAGCAAATTTAGGTATCTTCTTTGGTTCTGGTGTGCCAACATTGTCAGCAGCGCAAGGTTCTTTGTATTTGCGAACTGATGGTTCTTCAACATCTACTAGGCTTTATGTAAACACCAACGGCAGCACAGGCTGGACTGCTGTGACTACTGCATCTTAAAATTATGATTACTTACAAATGGTCAATTCCTAAGATGACGGTAAATCCATCTGTTGATGGAAAAACCGATGTGGTTATCTATGTTGATTGGCTTTGTATTGGTACGGATGATGTCAACAATTTGACCGCTGCGGCTGCTGGTACGGCTACGCTTGGTGAGCCATCAAACCCATTTACGCCTTACAGCGAGCTAACAGAGTCACAAGTTTTGCAATGGATATTTGAACCTGTAACGATCACGATTACTGACCCATTTGACAAAACAACCACTACAATTACAACTAACTTGCAACCAGAAACGGAAGCTCAAGTAGCAGATCAATTGGCTCATCAACTGGCTGCTATTGCTTCCAATTTACCTTTGCCTTGGGGTAATTCATGAACTACAAATGGACTATCACCAGCATTTCAGCTATTGATGGGTTAATTACTCATGCACATTACAAATGTGTCCTAACTGATGATGATCTCTTGGTTGAGACTGAAGGAAACTGGTGGTTCAATGAGCCAAAAATTAAAGTTCCTTTTGAGCAAGTATCAGAAGAAATGGTTTCCAACTGGATTGAGCAAGAAGCTGTTAAAGATGGCGTTTGCCACATAAAATCTAGGCTAGAGGAACAGCTTAAAGCGTTAGAAGCACAAAAGCCTGTTTTAGCTCCTTGGTTGCCACAAGTTTTTACCCCTAACATCTAGGAAAAAAAATGGTTTATTTATCACCTTTTGGCGGAGTTGGAGCGCAGTTTTTTGATGCGAATGGCATCCCACTAAGTGGCGGCTTGATTTATACCTATGCGGCTGGCACTACAACCCAACAAGCCACATATACAAGTAGTTCTGGCAGCATTGCCCAATCAAATCCGATTGTTCTAAATGCTAGTGGTCGTGTGCCATCTGGTGAGATTTGGTTGACCGCTGGATTGTCTTATAAGTTTGTTTTGGAAAGTTCCGCTGGTGTAGTTATTGGAACTTACGACAACATTTATGCGTCAGCGATTCCTGTTATTGCTAATTTTACAGGCACAGGCAGTCAAACAGCTTTTACTTTGTCAAGCGCACCAACCAATGTAAATACAACAAACATTTATATCAATGGTGTTTATCAAGACAAAAGCACTTATTCAATAAGCGGCACTACTCTTACTTTTAGTCAAGCGCCTCCTGTTACTTCTATTATTGAAGTTAGCTACTTTTAAGGATGCAAAATGACTACACCTCTTGACATAATTAGCCGAGCATTAAAAGACATTGGCGCTTTGGAAGCAGGGGAAACGCCATCGGCTGACGCTGCCCAAGATGCCTTTGATATGCTGAACGGCATGATCGATCAATGGTCAAACGAATCAATGATGGTCTATTACAAGAATGAGATCATCTTTCCGATTGTGCCAGGACAAACGCAATACACGATTGGCCCAACTGGTGAGATCGGCGCAGGGTTCACAGGCTATGTCAGCGGTAATACCCTGACTGTTGCTAATACCAACGTCAACAACTTTGCTGGCACAGGTTCAATCAATAGCTCTACGCTGACAATTCTTTCAGTTTCCAGCGGTGCTTTGCAGGTTGGCAGCATCATTACTGGCGCATCTATCCCTAGCGGCACTTCTATTCTGTCGTTTGGCACAGGCAACGGCGGTGTTGGCACTTACACCATTTCGCAGTCGTTGTTTATCAACCAAGAGTCAATCACAGCCAATGCGCCAATCATTACTTCTGGCGCTATCAGCAATGGGCAATATTTGACCACTAGCTACGGTGTGAACATGAACTTGCCCCAAGGAACGCAGATTGTGGCGTTTAACACGGGCGCTGGTGGAAATATCAATGAAGCAGGTACTTACACTCTTAATAACTACGTTACAACACCTAACCCTGCTTTTACGGGTTCTATTTCTGGGACTACCCTTACTGTTAGTGCTGTTTCTGCGGGTTATCTGGGTGTTGGTTGCGTGGTTAGCGGCTCTGGGGTTACAAGCGGCACAAAAATCACGGCGGTTTTAACTGGTTCTGGTGGCGCTGGCACTTATACGGTTTCTGTATCTCAGTCGGTGGGCAGCACATCGATGACAGGAACTGTTACGCCTTTCCCGATCACGGCTTACTATCAGCGCCCTCTGACCATTTCTAGTTGCTTTGTGCGTATCAACACAAACTCTAACGGCATCCCTGTTCAGAATGGTGGCTTGGACTATCCAGTAGCTGTGCTGTCGCTGGAAGAATACGAAATGATTGGTTTAAAGACCTTGAATGGCCCTTGGCCCAAAGCGCTTTACTACCAACCTACTGAATTGCTCGGTAACATTTATGTGTGGCCTAATCCTGCACAAGGTGAAATGCATATGTTCACCGACAACATATTTAGTGCTTACACAACGCTTTACGATACGATTCAACTGCCCCAAGGCTACATCAATGCTTTGCGGTGGAACTTGGCTTATTTCTTGATGCCAATGTATGGCAAAGCCTCGCAGACCCAGATTGCGATGATTACCAAGAACGCCAATGATGCCAAGGCTACTGTGAAGCGCACGAACATGAAGCCGCCTCAAGTGGCTCGGTATGCAGATGCTTTGCTGGTCGGGCGGCAAAAGGATGCAGGTTGGATTTTGTCTGGCGGCTTCTTCCGTTAAGGATAAAAAATGGCAGATTTTGGATTTGTCGGGCCTTCTTACGAAGCTGCTTCTATTTATCAGGAAGCTCAGGAGTGCATCAATTTCTACCCTGAGATTGACCCTTTAAAGCAGCCTGGTCAGCGTGGCGTAGTGGCTTTGTACCCAACCCCAGGGCTTACTGAAGTCTTGCAACTCAATAATGCCCCTGTCCGTGGGATGCGAACTTTATCTGGTGGGCAATGGCTGGTTGCTGTGGCTGGTAATGCTGTCTGGGCTATCCAATACGCTAATGGCGCATACACAAAAACCCAAGTTGGAACGCTGACTACTTCAACAGGCCAAGTCTCGATTACCGACAACATTATGACTTACGGTGGTCTGACAGCTTACATTGTTGATGGTGCTGATCGGTATTACTGGATTGTCGGCTCGGCATCTACTGTTTCATTGACTGCTACGGTATCTAGCTCTGTTTTGACTGTCACCAGCACCAACTTTGCTATCGGCACAGGGATTGTGCTTACTGGTAGCTCTGGCAATATCACAATTGGTCAATTTACCACTACGTCAACCAGCGGCGTGGGGGGGTTGGGTGACTATCCATTTACTGGCTCGGCTACGTCAGGAACATTTACAGCCCCTGCTTTCCAGAAATTGCCCTCTACTGATGGTGCTTTCCAAGGCGCTGTGACCTGCGATGTTGTAGATAACTATATTGTTTACAACCAAGGCGGCACTCAGGCATGGGGTTCTACTGACCTGCAAGCTGACGTTCAAAATGGCGACTTGCCTTTAATTACGCCTTGGTCATCCAATGCTGTTTATGGCAACAAAGATGGTTCTCCTGACCCTTTGGTTGGTCTGATCTGCGATCACCGCCAAGTCTTTTTGTTGGGTGAATTTACTTCTGAAATGTGGACTGATGTGGGTGCACTTGTGCCTGGCGTCATTTCGTTTGCTTTCCAGCGTGTGCCTGGCACTTCACTCCAACATGGTGTTGTTTCGCCATTCTCTATTGCTCGATTTGGTGAGCAGTTTGCTTTAGTGGCTCAAGATACCCGAGGACAAGCAATTATTGGGGTTATGAAAGGCTACTCATTTGAGCGCATTTCTACCCATGCTGTTGAGCAGACCTTGATGAACCAATAC